GCGTCCTCCATAGCCTCGCGCAAACGGTCTGCCGTGCTGGCTACTCTTTTATCATCAATCATCTTTACAACCTCCTCTCGGTGCCTATGGGAAAATATTACCATAGAAATCGTGAAATGTCAACAATTTTTTAAAAAAATTTTATGCAAAATAGAGAAATCGCGACAAGGGGCTTGACAGCGTCATTTTTCTGAATATAATAAAAGCGTGACCAAGTCGAGAAAACGCGACAAAAAGGAGGTGAAATAGCACATGAAGCAGAAACCTTTTGCTGGCCTGCGTGGGCTGATCGTAGCGAAGTTTGGCACATACGCGGCCTTCGCTAAAGCCATGGAGTGGTCGAATGCGACCTGTAGCGCCAAGCTAAACGCTAAATCGGAGTGGACAGGCCCCGAGATCGGACGCGCCTGCACGCTGCTGGGCATCCCGATGGACTGCGCCCACGAGTACAATTTTTTTTAACCAAGTTGTCGAGAAAACGCGACAAATGAGAAGGAGGGCCCCGTGGACAATAACGACAAGTACTACCCCCCGCTGGTGTTCGTCCATGGCAACACCACGGTGCGAGTGCATCGCCCGATCCTGACGGATGCCGAAAAGGCAAAACGTCTGGAGCGCATCAAAGAGGCCGCGGCCAACCTACTCTACGAGGCCGAGAGGGCACACGAAAATGAAACTACATAATAATGGAGGTAAAGCATGAACAACATCACAATCGAGCTTTGTCAAGAGGACCGCGCACGTCTGGACCGCACCTATGCAGCCCTGACGCGCCTGGTGGATCTGGTGACACTGCAAACCAGCAACACCGAGCTGGACGACATCCAGAAGCAACTGGCCGAAACGCTGAAAAACGCGGACCCCGCACAAGCCCCGAAAAACGCTGCAGGAGCGGCGCAAGCTGAGACCCCTGCAAACACCCAGCCGACACAAGAAGCGGCCACACCTGCAGAGCCTACCCACCCAGCCGAGGCGGATCTGCCCTGGGAGACTCCCGCACCTGCAGCGCCTGCTGTGACGCGTGAGCAGATCCAGCAGAAGGTCGTGCAGCTGTCCGTAGCTGCCAACGGTGCCAAGAAGGCAAAGGTCCGCGAGGTCGTGAACCTCTACGCCAAGAACGTGTCCGGCATCCCGGAGGACAAGTTCGCGGAGGTGTGGGAGAAGCTCACGGCTCTGGAGAAGGAGGCGTAAGATGAAACTGATCATAGAAAGGCGCCGCGAGATCGTCGTGGGCGCGATCGCCGTCGCTCTCCTCATCCTCGCGTTGCTGGCGCTCCGCCCGTCCATGGCGACCGTCAAGTGGGAGGAGGAGACCTACCGCGTGAGATCCGGCGACAGCCTCTGGTCCATCTCCGGCGAGTACTGCCCGGACAGCGTGGACCGTCAGGAGTGGATCCACAAGGTGCGCAAGCTGAACGACATCGACGGCAGCGTCATCTACCCCGGCCAGGTGATCACAGTCCTGGCACCCGAGGAGGACTGAGCCATGGCAGACAGGAAAAAGGTCGTCTACATCGCGGGCCCGATCACGGGCGTGGAGGAGTACTGGAAGCCCTTCGAGAAGGCCGAGGAGGATCTGGCCGCGCTGGGCTACATCCCGTTATCACCCGCGAGACTGCCGCAAGGCATGACCAACGAGCAGTACATGCGCATCTGCTTCGCACTGATCGACAGCGCAGACGCGGTGCTGGTCCTTGATCACAGCAAGTACAGCGAGGGCGTCCAGGTCGAGTGGGGCTACTGCCGCTACATCGGCAAGCCCCTCGTCGCGACAAGCAGCGAGGCCTACGGCCGCCATCTCGCGTTCGCACGTCTCAAGCGAGACCTGGAGGAGGCATTGAAATGACAGAACTGAACAACCACAAAGACAGAGCCCACGCGCTGCTCAGCGCATCGAGCTCAGCCCGCTGGCTGGCCTGCCCGCCGTCAGCGATCGCCGCGGAGGCATACCCCGCGCAGGACACCGAGTTCACCCGCGAGGGCACGCTGGCGCATGAGGTGGCGGAATTGTATGCCCGAGGCGACAACACCGCCCCAGGCGATGAAATCACCGCCGAGATGATCGACTGCGCCACGGGCTACCGGGACTACATCCAGGAGCAGCTCAAGAGCAACACCGCCACGGTGCTGCTGGAGCAGAGGGTGGACTTCTCCCCCTGGGTGCCTGACGGCTTCGGCACCGCGGACTGCATCATCATCCAGGGCGACACGATGGACGTCATCGACTACAAGTACGGCCAAGGCGTGAAGGTGTCCGCTGAGGACAACCCGCAGATGAAGCTCTACGGCCTGGGCGCGCTGAACGACTTCGGCTTCGTTTACGACGTCAAGATCATCCGCCTGCACATCTACCAGCCGCGCATGAATAACATCAGCGTGGACGAGCTCACGGTGGAGCAGCTGACCGAGTGGGCAGACAAGACCGTCAAGCCCACGGCCGACCTGGCCGCGAAGGGCAAGGGCAAGCACAGCCCCGGCGAGCACTGCCGCTTCTGCCCTCACGCAGGCCGCTGCCGCGCGCTGACGAAGGTCTGCACCGAGGCGGTCAAGTCCCACGGGATGCAGGCCAACGTGCCCGTGCTGGCGCCCTGGGAGGTCGCAGAGGTCCTGCAGATGGAGCCCCTGGTCTCCCTGTGGCTCAAGCGTGTGAAGGATCAGGCGCTGACCACGATGCTGGACGGCGGAGAGATCCCCGGCTACAAGGTGGTGGCCGGTCGCGGATCCCGCTCCTGGGCGGATGAGCTTGAGGTGGCCGCTGCGCTGGACAGCCAGGGCGTCAGCCGCGAGGAGTACACCAAGACCGAGGTGCTGTCCGTCGCGCAGATGGAGAAGGCCCTGGGCAAGAAAAAGGTGGCCGAGCTGGTCGGCGGTCACATCCTAACCGTGACCGGATCGCCTACCGTGGCACCGATCACAGACAAGCGCCCCGCCTATGACCGAGCGGCCGAGGCTGCAAAAGATTTTGAATAACGCGAAACCGCGTAAAAACTAAAAACACACATGAAAAGGAGTTAATGAGTTATGAGACAAGGAACAAAAGTTATCACAGGTATGGTCCGCTTCAGCTACTGCTATCTGGCCGAGCCCCAGGAGCCTCTGGGCGGTGGGGAGCCCAAGTACAGCGTCACGCTGCTGATCCCTAAGAGCGACACCGCAACCCTGAACGAAATCAAGCAGGCCATGGACGAGGCCCGCACCAAGTACTGCAGCAAGAACGGCGCCAACGCCCTGCCGCTCAAGCCTAACCACACGCTGCGCGACGGCGACGGAACGAAAGACAACGGCGACGACTTCGGCCCTGAGTGCAAGGGCTGCTACGTGATCAAGGTCCGCAGTAAGCAGAAGCCCGCGATCGTTGACAAATCGCGCCTGCCTATCACAGACCCCACTGCAGTGTACGGTGGCTGCTACGGCCGCGCGTCGATCAACTTCTACGGCTACAACACCGCAGGACAGAAGGGCATCAGCGCGAGCCTGCTGGCTGTCCAGAAGCTGGAGGACGGCGAGCCCTTCGGCACTGTAGGATCCGCCGACGACTTCAACGACGGCTTCACGGATGGCGGTGCCGGCGATGACTTCATGTCCTAACGCAGCACAGCGCGAGCTATTTATTGACATTGAGACCTACAGCAGCGTGGACCTCCGCGCTGCGGGTCTCTACCCCTACGTGGAGGCGGACGACTTCAGGGTCCTGCTGGTGCAGTACGCCTGGGGCGACGATATGGTGCGCTGCCTCGACCTGACCGGCCGCTTGGATGAGGACGAGATGTACGACCTCCAGGACGTGCTGGACGGCCTTCAGGACCCCGGCGTGCTAAAGATCGCCCACAACAACGCCTTCGAGCGCGCGGCTCTCGGCAAGTACGTCGGGCAATATATGCCGCCCGAGCAGTGGACCGACACCATGATCCTGGCCGCTATGAACGGCCTGCCCATGAGCCTGGAGGCCGCGGGTGATGCCCTGGGCATCGAGCTGCAGAAGCTGAAGGAAGGCACCGCCCTTATATCATACTTTTGCAAACCTTGCAAGCCCACCATCTCAAACGGCGGCAGGACGCGGAACATGCCCTGGCACGCGCCGGAAAAATGGGAGCGCTTCAAGGCCTACGGCGTCCGCGACGTGGAGGCCATGAGGCAGATCTACAGACGCCTGCAGCGCTTCCCTGTCCCTGAGTGGGAGCGACGCGTCTGGTGCCTGGACGCCCGCATCAATGAGCGCGGCGTGCTGGTGGACAGAGACTTCGCCGAGGCTGCCATCGCCGTGGACGACGCCTTCCGAGAGGAGCACACCGCAGAGATGCAGAAGCTGACAGGCCTGGACAACCCCAACAGCGTCGCCCAGCTGAAGGAATGGCTGGAGATGGTCGGGATGGAGTGCGACAGCCTGAACAAGGCGACGGTGGCCGACCTGAAAAAAGAAGCCACCGATCGCACGACCAAGAGGGTGCTGGAGCTCCGCCAGCTGCTGGGCAAGACCAGCACCAAGAAGTACCAGGCCATGACCTCCGCAGCGGGCAAGGACGACAGGATCCGAGGGGTGCTGCAGTACTACGGCGCAGGCCGCACAGGCCGCTGGGCCGGCCGCCTCGTACAACTTCAAAATTTGCCCCAGAACCACCTGGACGACATCGGCCTGGTGCGTGAGCTGGTGAAGGAGCGAGACCTGGAGACCCTGGAGATGTGCTTCGACAACGTCCCGGACGTGCTGTCTCAGCTGATCCGCACGGCCTTCGTGGCCAAGCCCGGGCACACCTTCCTGGTGAGCGACTACGCAGCCATCGAGGCGCGCGTGATCGCGTACCTGGCGGGCGAGAAGTGGCGCATGGACGTGTTCGCTCAGGGCGGGGACATCTACTGCAGCTCAGCCTCCCAGATGTTCAAGGTGCCGGTCGTCAAGCATGGCGTCAACGGTCACCTGAGACAGAAGGGCAAGATCGCGGAGCTGGCCTGCGGCTACGGTGGCGGCGTCGGCGCGCTGAAGGCCTTCGGCGCTGACAAGATGGGGCTGACCGAGGAGGAGATGCAGGACATCGTCACACAGTGGCGAGCAGCCAGCCCGACCATCCCGCGCTTCTGGAGAGATACGGAGCAGGCAGCCAAGCGAGCCCTGGAGAACCCCGGGCGGACGTTCACGCTGCCCTGCGGTGTCAAGTACATGAGAGACGCCGACGCGCTGCGCTGCAAGCTGCCCTCCGGGCGCATCCTGTCCTACTGGGGAGCCCGACTTGACAACGACGGCAACATCTGCTTCATGGGGCAGAACCAAACGACCCGCAAGTGGGAAAAGACCGACACCTGGGGCGGGAAGCTCGTGGAGAACATCGTGCAAGCCTACGCCCGCGACTGTCTGGCCGTGGCGCTGCTTCGCCTGGACGAGGCGGGCTACGCGATCACCTTCCACGTGCACGACGAGATCATCGTAGAGGCGCCAGACGGCAGCCGCTGGGAGGACATGGCCGAGATCATGGGCCGCCCGATTGACTGGGCGCCTGGGCTCCTGCTGAGGGGCGACGGCTACGATACAAAATTTTACATGAAGGACTGATAGATATGCGAGTGAATTATATCGACAACATCGACTGCCTGGAGGGGCTGGCTGCCGTCCCCGATCACTCGGTGGACGCGATCATCACCGACCCGCCGTACTTCCTGAGCATGGGGCACGCGGGCAGCAAGACCAACGCCCAGGCGAGCGAAATGCTGAACAGCAACCGCTGCTTTGACGATCTGGCGATCGCCACCCCGTTCTACAAGCAGCTGTTCGCAGAGTACGCGAGGGTGCTCAAGCCCACGGGCAGTTTCTACTTTTTCACCGACTGGCGCGGCTATGCCTACTACTTCCCGCTGATCAACGCGGCGCTGCCCGTGCGGAACATGATCTGCTGGGACAAAAAGAGCGGGCCCGGGAGCTTCTACAGCTTCGCGCATGAGCTGGTGATCTTTGGCACCTACCTGCCCAAGACCAAGGGCGGCGTGGGCACCAACGTCTGGCGCGAGGCGGCATTCAATAGCGGCGCCAGAAAGACCAACGGCGACAAGGTCCACCCGTCGCAGAAGCCCGTGGAGCTGATCGAGAAAATGATCCAGGACAGCACCGAGCCCGGCGACGTGGTGCTTGACACCTTCATGGGCAGCGGCACGACCGCGGTGGCCTGCCTGCGCACCGGGCGCAACTTTATCGGCTTCGAGCTGAACGAAGGCTACCACGCCATAGCACAGCAGCGCATCGCGGACGCCGTGGACGCGCTCCTGGAGGAGGAGTGAATGTCATGACCATACAAAACGACATCACCCTGGACGTGGCGCTGGGCAACAGCCGAAAGACTAAGACCTGGAAAAACAAGACCATGGCCTGGTCGGAGCTGCTCGCCCGCCTCGCCAATACAACACGAACACCTGAGACCGTGGCCGAGTACAAGGCCATGGGCCGCGACCAGCAGAGCGAGATCAAGGACGTGGGCGGCTTCGTCGGTGGCTACTGTAACGAAGGCAGCCGCTCCGACATCCGCCACCGCTCGATCCTGTGCCTGGACGCAGACTTCGCCGACGCGGAGCTGTGGCCCGACTGGGAGCTGTTCTACGGCAAGGCCGCCGCGGTCTATTCTACACACAAGCACACACCCGAGAAGCCCCGCCTGCGCCTGGTGATCCCGCTGTCCCGTAACGTGGATCCGGACGAGTACATGGCCATCGGCCGCCGAGTGGCGAGCACGCTCGGCATGGACAAGTTCGACGACACGAGCTACCAGGCGCAGCGCCTCATGTACTGGCCGAGCACTTCCCAGGACGGGGAGTACGTGTTCGACTACACCGACGCGCCGCTGCTGGATCCGGACGAGGTGCTGGCTACATACCACAACTGGCGCGACGTGTCAAGCTGGCCTACAAGCAGCAGAGAGGCAGCCGCGCCGCAGAAGGCGACAGCCAAGCAGAAGGACCCGCTGCTGAAGCCTGGCCTGGTCGGTGCCTTCTGCAGGGCCTACTACCCTATAAGCGAGGCCATCGAGGCCTTCGTGCCTGTATATCAACCCTGCGATGAGCCCAACCGCTACACGTACACGGACGGCAGCACGGGCGGCGGCGTGGTCATCTACGAGGACGGCAAGTTCTCCTACAGCTTCCACGGTACCGACCCTGCGAGCGGCCAGACCGTGAACGCCTGGGACCTGGTGCGCCTCCACCTGTTCAAGGATCAGGACGCAGCCATCGACCCGGACACGTCGCCATCGCTTCGCCCGAGCTACCTGGCCATGGTGCAGCTGGCGACCAACGACAAGCGCGTGGCAGCGCAGATCGTAGCA